CCAAGAAGTACAACCAATTGCGATCTGCTAATGATGCCTTTACAAAGACATTTAGTGGTACGCAAACATCGAAGTTTTTAACCAAAATAGCTGAAATAAGGAGAGATTGATGAGTAATGGACATATCGCCCAGATGGGCAAAGGCGTATTGTTTGGTAACGCTGATAAGAAGCATGAGAAAGCACCCGATTGGAAGGGTACACTCTTGCTTTCTGAGGACTACAAAGCGGGTCAAACACTCAAGATTGCTGGCTGGACTAAGAACACCCCCAAAGGGCAGTTAATTAGCTTGTCTGAGGATACTTGGAAGCCACAAAACCCCCAGCAGTACCCCAGAGAAACCAATGCCAATGACGGTGAAGTACCATTCTGATTAAGCTGGACTTGCCCTACCCGCCATCCATTAATAATTATTGGATAGCGAGTGGACATCGTAGGTTTATTAGTAAGCGTGGGCAGTTATTCCGCCAAGAAGTAATGGTAGCGTGTTTACAAGGGAGAGTTCCAAAATTGGGTTCACAGTCACTCATGGTTCACATTATTTTGCAACCACGCAATAAAAAGCTGATGGATATTGATAACTGCGCCAAAGCAATTTTAGATAGCTTAGAGAGTGCGGGCGTTTTCAGTTCGGATGTCCAGGTGCAAAAGCTCTTAATTGAGCGTGGCAAGCCGATTAAAGGCGGTGGCTGCCAAGTAATGATTGAAGTAATCCCCTCTAGCTCAGAGGAGAATCCGCAAGGATAGTTAGGTAAGGTGCGCCAGCCATCTCTTTGAGCAAGCTGGCACTAATAAGGAGATACCATGAAACCAGTTCCATACAACACAGGCAAGGTCAAGATTGGCAGCAAGTATGTACCACCACCGATTAACTACATGGATGAGGATAGCGAGTTCATTCAAAGCGTGGTGCTAGGCTTGTGGGAACGAGAGCGCTTGGCGCAAGTCAAGTGGATTTCTTACTTATTGGCTTTGTTGCTGTGCATCATTTCGTTGATGGCATTGAGGTAGCCATGGACTTTAATCAAAAAGACGATAGCTTCATGGATACCGTTTGCAAGCTACTCATCATTTTTATAGTGATTCTGCTTGCCTTTCTGATTAATTGGATTATTGCTAGAACATGATCTACTTCTTATCCAGCCTAGATACTTATGAGATTGCTTGGGCAGCCGCAGAGCGCTGTAAGTTCAAGCGGGATCATGGGCTTATCAACTATAAGCGGGTTGACCGAGTGCGGGATAACTTTGCCGTTGCCAGAGAAGGACTAACGGGCGAGTGGGCGGTCAGCAAATATTTGGATTTACCCGTAAATACCGAAAATTATGTGGGGGGTGACAAGGGATACGATTTTGAATATCGAGGTCTAAAGGTCGATGTTAAGACCACACGGGCTAAGTTCTTATTGTTTACCAAGCTCTCTAACTTCAAAGCCGATGCAGCCATTCTAGTGCGCTACCACAAGGATTTTATTGTGGAGATTGTAGGCGCAGTCACACGGGATGACTTTGTTAAGCACAGTCAAATTAAAAACTTAGGTTATGGCGATCACCATGTGATGACACCCGAACAATTAACACCCATTGAGGAATTTAAAAATGCAAGAGAACAACAAGAAGCCTAAGATTTTTATAGCTACACCCATGTATGGTGGGATGTGCGCTGGTTTTTATACCCAGTCAATCATTCAATTACTCACCACTTGCCAGGCTAATGGCGTGGATGCAGAGTTTAGCTTTATGTTTAATGAAAGCCTAATCACTAGAGCTAGGAACTCATTAACTCATACCTTTTTAAAGACGGATTGTTCGCATTTAATGTTCATTGATTCGGACATTAAGTTTCGAGCCGAGGATGTAATCCACATGATCCGAGCTGATAAGGACATACTCTGTGGAATCTATCCGAAGAAGGAGATTAACTGGCACTCGGTCAAGGCAGCCATGGATCGGGGTGTGCCATTCGATCAGCTTAAAAGCCATACGGGTAGCTTTGTTGTGAACCTAGTCAATTATGTGGGCGAGGTGACTGTACCAGTCAATGTGCCAGTCGAGATATTCAATGGCGGTACAGGCTTTATGCTGATTAAGCGTGAGGTCTTTGGCAAGCTCGGAGAATCAGTACCCAGCTACTCCAATGATGTGGTTGATCTAGGTGGCAAGATGCAACAGTCTGAGCCGATCAAAGAGTTCTTTACCACTTCCATTGAGCCAGGCACTAATCGTCTGCTCTCCGAGGATTACCACTTTTGCCGTATCTGGCGTGAAGCGGGAGGGCAAGTTCATGCTGCGCCATGGTGTCAGCTATCGCACATTGGCACTTATGCCTTTGAAGGTCAACTTACACCAACGGCATAACTATGAAAATACATACAGTAGAAGGCAAGCAATTAGAGTTTAATGATGAGAACTTAGTGGCGGTGTACCAACAGAAGCACCGTTTGTATGACAGATTCTTGCCACACTTAGCTAGTTACCTTGAGGGTACGGTGGTGGATGTCGGTGCAAACTGTGGTGCATTAGCGGTAGCCATGGGCGTTAAGAATCCAGCCCTAGAGTTCGTGTGCATTGAGCCAGAGGATAAGCACCTACAGCACTTGCACAAGAATGTGTTGCAGATTAGCAACAGGGTTCAGGTAGATCGGGCTAAGATTGGTACGCAATATAAATTACTAGACAAGGTAATCGAGCAGTTTGAGGTGAAGGATATTGGCTTACTCAAGATTGATGTGGATGGTTACGATTGGGATGTGATTGACAGTTACTCGTTTAGCCAAAAGCCACCCATCTACATTGAAGAAGATTTTAAGTTGCCCGATCAATATGCTAAATACTATGCAATGAATCAAAAGCTATCAGAACTTGGATATAACAATATTTGGATGTTTGATAACTTTGGCTGCTTAATTGGATTTACAAAGGATTGGGATATGGTCAACACCTTAAACTCGTATGTTGATCGAATGAAACACGGCAAATCCCAAGTAACTCTGTATTACCTTGACCTACTTATTTGCCAAGATGCCGATGTGGATAACTTAGCCAAAGGCGTAATGAGCTACATTTCTTATTAGGGTTTATACCTATTGATTAATAAGATTAGTTATGTTATAATGATTATGTAGATGGGAAATCATCTACTGTTCTTTAACCTAACTGGAGAAGTAATTATGAAAAAACTACCTAATGTTGGTGAGCTTGTTGTCGTTAATGATTTACCAGATGCAACGCTTTATAGGGTTGTTGAAACAGATGGTAAGTTTGGAGTTGGTTTAATAGATTCAACGATAGAAAAACAAGTTCCTAATCAAGCTACCCAATGGATTGATGTGGGAGTAGTTAAATATCCGAAGTAACTTATGCCCGCCTTGTGCGGGCTTTTTATTTGTCATAGTAATGGCTATCTTCAGCCACGCTTAGTCTTGCGCTTGGCTGTCTTGGCTGAACGAACAAAGGCTTCCTTGGTTGGATAGCCTTTCTGTCCTGGCTCTTTAGGCGGTAAGCCCTTCTCTCTGCGCTTATTGATGTTGTAATACAAACCCTTCTTTATCGGCATTTCCATCTCCTTAACGATGCTTTAGCCCTAGTCGCTGGACCTTTAGCCTTACGCACAACTCCAGCCATACGAGCGCAGAATGATGCCTTACGCCCTTTGTCAGACTTGGTACGAGGGTTAGGTGCTGGTGCTTGGAGATTGCTGCCTGTAGCTCGGTTTAGCTTGGCTCGACCTTTAGCAGTCAAGCCAGCGCCAGCCTTTACAGATAGCTTCTCTCCACGCCCAACAGACAGACTAGGATTCTTTTTTGACATTAACGCTTCATCTTACGACCAGAAGCCTTCTTCATGGCATCACGCTTCATTTCATTTCGTGTGATTGCTTTACCAGCCATCTCAAACTCTTGCCTAGCAGCTTCACGCTTGCCACCTTCTCTCTCCATTTGCTTGGCAGACTTGCCACGATCCTCTACGGGTTCAAGTACCTTGTTTTCCATTATCGAGTTCCTTTTCTCATTTGACGGGGTTTGGGTTTTCCAGCAGTACGCAACGCAATCGCAATTGCTTGCGGTTGTGGGCGACCTTCTTTGACCATTTTACTAATGTTAGCGGATACGGTCTTTTCACTACTACCTTTTTTAAGCGGCATATTGGCGTGTTCCTTGTTTATCAATAATGAGGGCTTGCTGTCTAGGCTTGTCCTCTGGGTTGTTAGGGATTGAAATATGTGTCCAGCGGTCAAACTCTCGAATGATCTGATCGTATCCAAGCCCAGCAGCCATCACAGCCTTGACCACCTCATCAGGGGTCATGCCTGGCACACGAATGTCAGCAGCGCACCCAATTCGGTGTTGGCTGGAATCTCGGCTTCCAACAGCATCATTCACGGCTTTACTACGGAAAGCGGAATTAATCATTACTGGCTTACCACCTAGTGCAGTTTTAACTTGCTCTAAGAACTTAGCAAGGCGGGTAAGGTTTGCTAGTTCATCCGTGTTTGGGGTGTTATCCAACTGCCGATGATCGGTATGGGTTAACTCCTCAAGAGTAAAGTGCAGACTAAGCGGGGTTATCATTTTTCTTAGCTTTCATGTCCATAATCTTTTCGAGGGTTCTACCACCAAAGTAAAAGCTCATAATGAGCATACCCCATTGACCAAGCAGTTCTACATAGTTATTGTTGACCTCAATTTCGGCAGCGGATAAGCCAGCAAAACTGGTGTAAACAAACAAAATAAAGATTAAGGTCATTGGTCTAATGTTCTTGGATAGCCAAGAATCACTAGCCATATCCGCTTGCGCCCGTTTAGTAAGTTCTTGGGTTTCTATATTGTCGGCATTAAGCTCTGCTAGTCTGCCTTCTTGTTGCATCTGTAAGAGTTCTTTTTGAGCCTTGGCTTTGGCTTCAGGATCAGGAATAAACTTGTCTAGGACTTTCATTCCTACATCGACTAGTGCCATTAGAGGTAACATTATTTCTTACTCCTTGATAACATAGTTGCAGCAATAAACAGCATTGCTTTAGTTTGCTCTAAATCGGCTGGGGGTTTATCCCAACCTACTGTAATCTGCCCTACAAACCTACTGGGGTCGGGCGGTACACTAATTCTACATCCAAAGGTCATCCCTTTTTCAATATACCAAAGCCCAATTTCTGACTGTGCAGCCTTGTACTCTCCACAAGGAACATTACCCGCCATTAAAGATACTACATCTTGGTTATTTGCTTGATTAGAAGTAAACAACCCAACATCTAGCCCATCATTCGTCTTATCCCGACCAGTCTTTGTATAGGCTCGGTACTGTACTCTAGTGTCAAACAACGGGTTTACCTTAAATATCGCTACTACAGTTGCATCAGTTGTTTTAAATAAATGAACTGCAGCATCATCTACTCTATCTTCGGCAATACTGGGTAGCTTCTGACTTTCTTTATAAGTGCCAACAATTAGCTCTTGATTGTCATAAATAATGTAAGCACCAAACGCCAACACCGCCATCAAAATAACTGCAAACAGCTTAAATGGGGAATCTACATATGCCAATACTTTAGAAAGCGTGTCATTGGCGTTAAGTTTTTCTTCAGCCATTATTTTTTACCACCCCACACTATGTAATAAGCAATCCAAGCTGCTGCCATAAAACACCAAAACTGTACCGAGCGAACCTTTGACAACTCGGCATCAAAATAATCTTTGTCTGCCTTTTCCAGCTTCTCAATTTCAGTCTTAATCTGTATTAACTTATCCCACTCTTTAGTACCGTACTTCTTGACAAAATCTACCCTTAGTTTGTACTCCTCATCCGTAATTTGTTTACGGTGTTTGTACTCCTCAAGGGCTTTAAAGATTGCCCGTTCCTTCTTTAACTCTGCTTCTCTGCGCTCACGAATCTTTGCTTGCGCTCTTTGTCTTGCTACATCAACTGCTTCTTTCTGTACTTCTTCGATGTTCTTACCGATCTCACGACCAGCTTCACGACCTGTTTTAATCCCTTCGCTGATGCCTTTAGCGCCAGCAGATAACCCCAGTTCGTCTGACATACATCATTACAAACCTTCACCTGGCGTGACATAAACAACTGCATTACCCGATGCAACAATCGCAGATACATAGAATACATAGCCACCCTCAGTAGTTGGTATGCGTGGTGCTGTAAAAATATTGGTTGCGTTGTTATGTAGCACTAAACCGTAATTGGGCGTTCCAGCAACAGGAATGGCAACATCGGATGTGGATGTTGTGCCACAACGAATGAATACATCGCCAGCCGTACCGTTGTGGAGACGGAGTTGATTGCATGGGGAATCGGCTGTTATAGCTACGGTGTTAGCGGATGTAGCTACATTTATTCGAACCGTTTTGCCCATCTCTTGAAATGGGATATTGTTCGCCATTAGATAATATCCTTCCCACCAGCGTTGCCAGGCTTGGAAGTCGGTGATTTTTTAGGGTCTGTACCACCAAAGTTAAACATGGAGCGATAGCCACCATTAGGCAATTGTCCTGGACTCCAAGCTACTCCACCACCCGTTGTATCCGATGGTGCTTGTGGTCGGCAAGCGTAAGTGTAGTCATAGCCTTTATTCGGTTTTGTTAACGGAGCTTTCATTTGGTTCTCTCTTTCGTGTGTTGAGTAGAAGATAACTGAAAAGGCAGAAAAACGCCATAGTTCCTAGTCTTTCCAGAGTTGGTTCGTACATTGTCCAGCACGCTAGGCTGAAGGTTAAAGATAAAGCCAAAATCACCATCAAGCGGTCTGAGATGACCTTTAATGCTAGGCGTATTAATGCGACTGCTTCCATAATTATCCCCTGAATGATTAAACAAGTTCATAGTTTAACCTTCCTCATCATCTGTTGCAATAAACCCACTACCCCATTCATCGTCAGAAATCTTTTGTTTCAGCTTTTCCACATTAATAGCACGATCTAGCACCTTGCATTTGTCAGTCAAGCTAGCCATTGGATCAGCCATAACATCTGTCAATAGCTTTTCAATG